CCGGCGGGCGCGCTGCTACCGCCGAAGAGCGAGCCGAGGAGGCTCCCGAAGATGTCGCCCAGGCCGCCGCCGCCGCTCCCGCCGGCGCTGGTCAGCAGCAGCTTGACGACCGAATTCAGGACGTCCTGCAGCACATGCACGGCGAGATTGCGGAAGCGATCGGCCGCGGTGCCGGCATCGGTGAAGGCGCGGACGAGCTCGGTCCCCAGATCGCCGGCGAGGTTCCCGAGCGCGTCCTGAAACTGTTTAGCGTCCGCCGCCGCCTTTTTGAGGTCGGGGTCCGACTTCTCGTAAGCGTCATTCATCCGGGCGACGGCGAGATTGTACTGGTCGAGGCTGATAGCGCCGGCGGCGTAATACTCGTCGAGCTTCGCCATCTGGTCGGCGAATTGCTCCGCCGGCGTCTCGAGGCTCGTCATCAGCTCCTTCGCCTGCTTCTCCAGCTCGAGCCGGTCTTTCTCCTCCTGGTTCATCTCGGCGAGCATGTCGCGATAGGCCTCGCCCTGGTGGATCAGGGCGGTGATCTGCTGGCCGGCCGCGCTGGTCGCGGTAACGTTCGCCTGGCGCAGCGCCGTGTTGATCTTCTGCTCCTCGTTCGTCTTGCCGAGGTTCTCATATTCGAGCTGCAGCGCCTCGACGACGCGCTTGATCGCGTCGGCCTGCTTCTGGGCGTCAGAGGCAGAGACCGGATTGTGCTGGCCCTGGGCGTCGTTGGGGAAGCCGCTGGTCGGCGGCGGCGGGACAACGAAGAGCTCGCGGCCGGTGACGCTGGTGTCGCCGGTGACGAGCTGGCGCGCCTGGTCGATGACCTTGCCCGACCAGTGCAGGAAATCGCGCAGCTCCTGGTTCGCCCAGCTCAGCGCGTCGATGAGGGAATCGAAGACGGGCTTCAAGTATTGCGCCAGGGTCGCGGCGAGGTTGAGCGCCTCGGTCTTCATGATGGCGAAGTCATTCTCGATGGCGTCGAGATTCTCGATCGCCTGCGGCGAGAGGACCTGAAACATGTCCTGCGCCCGCGCTGCGACCTCGTCGGAGCTCCGGCCCATCTCGAGCAGCGTCGGGATGAGCTGCTGCCCGGTGCGGCCGAAGGCCTCGAAAGCGATGCGCGCCTGCTCCGCCGGCGTCTTCGCCGCGACCATCTTCGCCGCGATCTGGTCGAGGATGGCGTCCGTCGGCCGGATATTGTTCGCCGCGTCGAGGACGCCGATGCCGAGGTCCTTAAAGGTCTTGATGGCGTCGCCATTGCCGGCGGCGGCCTCGCCGATCTTGCGCGTGAGATTCTCGAGGCCGGTGACCATGGCATCGGAGCTCGTCCCGGCCGTGCGCGCGGCGAATTGCCAGGTCTGCAGGGTCGTCGTCGAGACGCCGGTCTGCTGCGCCAGGGCCTTGACCGCGGCGCCGGCCTCGATCGCCGAGGCAGCGAAGTCGATGACCTCCTTCGCCGCGATGCCGATGCCGAGGAGCTTGGCCCCGCTCTCGACGAGCTTGACCGCCCCCTCTACGGTCTTGAGGGCCGCGGCCATCTGCGAGCTATTGTCTTTGACCGCGCGGGCCGCCTTCGCCATGTCATCGCGGAAGCGCGAGAACTCGGCGACGAAGTCGACCGAGACCTGTCCGATGCTGCTGCTACTTGCCACGACCTGACCTCGCCTGGAAAAAAGCCTTCATGCGGGCGTCGACGGCCAGCCGCTCTGCTGTCCCAGGATCGCTGGGCGGCGCCGCCGGTGGCCGGATGTGGTACGGAATGAAATCGGCCGGGTCGAAGGGCGCCGGCCGCTTCTCGGGATCGCGGTTGATGTTCGCCGTCATGGCGGAGAGACTTGCCAGGCCCAGGTTGACCCGGCCGAGGCCGAGCGGCTCGAGCCGGTCATAGGCCATCCATTCGACGAGCTCCGACACGGTGAGGCGCTGCAGGAGCTCGCGGAGGGTGCAACCGAGAGTCGCGGCCAGGCGGAAGAGAAACTGCCGCCAGGGCCGCGCCATCAGTTTTTTGCAGCGTCCTCGACGGCGGTCGGGCCGAGACCGGAGAGGGCCTGGGCCTTGTCATAGAGCCGGGCGATGACGCCCGGGCTCTTGCGCCCGAGCTCCGCCGCGTCCTCCTCGGTGAAGAGGAGCTTCCCCTCGTCGTCGACGACGCAATAGACGAGGAATCGGCAGCGGATGTTCGAGGCCTTGGCCGGGTCCTCGCGGAAGCCCGCGAGGCCGGCCTGGAAGCGCTCGAAGTCGGCGGCGGAGATCCCGCGCAGCTTGAGCGTTGCGCCCTCGCCCCATTCGGGGACGGAGACATCCTCGCTCTGCAGATCCTGCGCGGCGAGGATGCTCTCGCGTGAGAGTGACATGCTGAAACCTTTCCTGTCGGGGAATGGGGTGACGGCAGGAATTACGGGGTCGGCCAGGTGTAGTCGACGGGCCCGGTGATCTCGAGGCCGAGGGCGAGCTCGACCTTGCTGTCGGGCTTGGCGGAGATCGAGAATTCCATCACATAGGCGTCGAAGTCCGCGACGGTCGTGTCGACGAAGGTGACCTTGAAGGTCTGCTTCGACTGCGCCAGGCGGGCGGCCTCGAGGGCCTGCTGGCCGTCGTCGCCGCCATAGAAGTTGCAGGCCATCGTGAATTGACCCTCGTCCGGCAGGCCGGGGAGCTTCTCTTTCGCGACGCTCGCGAGATTCGTGGTGTCGATGATCTGGGCCTTTCCGCCGGGGCCGTCGAAGCTGACGACCTCCCCGATGGTGGAATAAGTCGTGGGGCCGCTTTTGTACTGGATGACCGTCCCCTGGGTCCTCTGGGCGTTTGACGACATTGCGAAAATCCTCCTCGCGTTTAGGTTTCTTCAAACCAGATGCGGAAATCGAACGAGACGCGGCGCGTCTTGTCCTGGGGCTCGTAAAGGTCGCTCTCGGTCTCGATCGTCACCTCCTGCACCGTGACGCTCCCCATGGCGCCGCGATAACCGTCGAGGCGCCGGCGCACGGCCTCGGCGAGGTCTTTCGTCTCGCCATAGCTGCCGCCGTGCTCGGGCGCCTCCGACCAGCAATCGATCTGGATCAGCGGCCCGGCGAGGCCCGAAGGCCCATAGATCGAATAGACCCGATCGGCCGTGATGCGCTGGAAAGTGACGAAGGGGCTCGGGGCGCCCTGCGGCGCCGGCGCCGGATAGATGCCGGCGAAGCCCGAACCCGTCCCGACCAGGGAAGCGATCGTCGTATCGGCCAGCAGGAAGGCGCGGAGCTCGGCCTCGAGCGTCATTTACAGTCCCTGACGAAGCGCGCCAGGCGGTCGCGCATGTTGGACACCAGCGCATTGACCGAGGCGCTCTTCGAGGCCCCGAGCGCCGGCCGGATGAAAGGATGCGCCGGCGTCGAGCGCGTCCCGAGCTCGACGTCGCGGGCCGTCGCCGCGCGGCGGCGCTTCGCGGGCCCATGGCCGAACTCGACAAAGCGGGCATAGAAGGCGGCGACGCTCGGGCCGATGCTATAGGAGATCATCGTCCCGCTGCCCTTATTCACGCGCTTGCGCCGGATATGCCGGCGCAGCCAGCCGGGGCCGCGCGAGCTGCCCTTGGCGGCCTTCTTCTGGCCGCCCTCCTGGCGGATCGGCGCGGCGGCGGCGATCGCGTCCTGAATCACCTTGGCGCCGGCGGAGACGCCCTGGGCGAGGAGCTTCTCCGAGGCGCCGCCGGCGAATTTCTGGAAGGCCTGATCAAGCTCGCGCAGGCCCGTGATTTTCACCTCGAGCGGCATGTCGGAGGCGTTCCATCCCAAGTGGCGACAACGGGTTCTGCTGCTTAGATGTCTAGGAGGCCCGTTGGGACAGACCGTCGAGAGCCAGGGGATTGCTGGCCAAACAGCACGTCTGCTGTTGCGTCTGAGCGGACCTCTCGCACACGTCGCGAATTCGACGCGATCGACCCCAAGCGGGCTCCGCCGGCCATAGACTCTTTGGCGGGACGACCTACAATGTGCTGCAGAGCAGCATCGGGGGCCGCTCGGTATGTCAGAACAAGTGCCGAGACGTCGACTTGCCGCCATTCTGGCAGCGGATGTAGTTGGCTACAGCCGCATGATGCAGCGGGATGAAGCCGGCACCTTTAACGCGCTGAAGACCCGACGGAAGGCCATCCTTCAGCCCCTGGTCTCAAAGCACCAGGGGCGCATCGTCAAGCTGATGGGCGACGGGGTGCTGGTCGAGT